GACACAGGGTATAACCCAACAAAAACAACCGAGGGAAATACGCAGACAGATACGTCCGGGTACGGAACTTTCAGCGGCAACATTGATGCACAGAAATTTAAGCAACTAAACACTGGCAACGGAAACCCAACCCTGCCGACCGACCACGATGTGAGGGTTGTGCAGACATCAATCACCCCTCCGTCGAACGATAATGGCGCTGCAAACTCAGTGGTGCCGCTGGTGGGTGACTATCTTCTGTCTACTGAAATCCATTACTACAAACCCAACGACCTTACTAGCGGAAACTCAAACAACAACAATCCGAGGTTTTCCGCATCGGTCGAGAGTTTTTTCGATTACAACGAGGAGGAGTGGTTCTCAGTATCACTGTTCTTGCCGTCTAATTATCACTCCGAGCAAACCTACACCGGGAACTTTAGCCGCAACGAAATTCTTGTTTGTAGCGACACCATCAACGTCGGCACCATCAATCCGATTGAATTGAGCTTAGAGGGTTCGGGCGGTACGTTTGACGATTGGATATTTGGTTACACGGATGGAACCCTAGACGCTCAACTTCAGACGGTGTTGGCCTCAGTAGAAGACGATCTTGATCTTTGGACAACATTTGTATTTCGCTTCAAGGCACATATTAGCGACGGCATTACGGAAGTGTGGAAGTCAACCGGCCCAGATATAGGCGGTGGCGAACGCGCTATGACTCAGGTCTTTACCCGGACTGGAGTCGGGTGCGGAATAGTGCCTGTTGAACAGTTCAAATGGGGGTTCCGTCAATACAAGTTTTCATGGCATCACCGAGAGTTCACAATTGATAGTGAAGTGCTCTGGATCGGTCTGGATGAGATTCGTTTTGGCGGCGAGAATGAAGGCACGGGGTATACTGATGTTCACCCATTTCAACAGGCGGAACCTTAAATGACGATTGCATTTGTAGATGGAACAATTACAGCGGCTGGCCCACCGTTTGTCCCGGCTGAGTATGCTGGGGCCGGGGAGGGCGATCTAATTCTTGCGTGGGGGCATATCAACTCCAATGATGGGGTGTGGACATATCCTGCAGATTTCACTGAGATAGATCAGTTTGGTGAGACTACGGGCACCCCAGATACAAGAATGTTCTATGCATACAAAATCCGAGGTTCTGATGCAGGAAACGGGTACTCGTTTGGCTATGACGGAACTGATCTGGCCGCCCAAGTCGGCATAGTTGGGTTCAGCGGGGATAATCTTCAGTTTGATGTCACATATGTCAAAGCCAATCATTATATCGCTGCAAACAACACTCTTAATCAAGCTGGTCAAGCGATCACAACCATCGAAGATAATGCTGTGGTTGCTCTTTTATACTCAGCCTCTGGTGGGGCCATAGATTCGATTGGCCCGCCTTCCGGTTACACTCAAGAGAAGGCCGCCACGGCGACAGTCAATATGTATATGTGCTGGAAGGCAATTGCCTCTGCTGCGACAGAGACTCCCGGTGATTTTACGCACACAGATGCCGGGGGACTACAAGACCCCAGGGTAACCACTATAGCAATTTCGGAAAGCGCGGCAGTGGGCGACAACACAATCGTCATTGTTCCAACCGGCCCGGCTGTATGACGCTCCCGGTTGTCAGTTCAATCAGCAGTATTGCGGTTTCTTCTGGCGCCCGCAGCGTTGTAACGCGTCAACACCGGGTATTACCCGGTACGCACAAAGCCGTTTTAGTGCTGGCCGGGTCTAATCGGGACATTCTCAGCGCAACGTTTGGCGGTGTCGCAATGACTCCAACTGGCCCGCAAGTAGGATTAAGGCGTTCGTTTATATTGGACGATCCACCCGCCGGGTTGTCCGATGCCGTGGTGACGTTCTCAGCAAATGGCGCTCAGTCGGTCGCCGTGCTTTCGATCGGTCAAGCGCGGGTCGCTGACGTTGGGGTTGAGGACTGATGCCGCTACCAATCAACACCCAGTCGAAGTCAGTACGCCGACCCAACAACACGACGGCTACAATGATGTTTCGCATGACGCCCGGATCAGATCGGGCGTTATTCGTGCTGGTCAATTCAGGTAATAACATCTCGGGATGCACTTATGACGGGGTAGCAATGACCGCTGTCGGACCGCAACAAGGTCGCGTTCGGCGGTTTTATATGATTGACCCGCCAGTCGGCGTCTCACAGGTCGTTGCGAGTATGGACGGTAGCGGGCTACAAGTCGCTCACGCTCTTGGGGTTACCGTGGCTCGCGTTGGGAACTTTCCGTAATGGCCGCGCCGGTATTTGACGCAGCCAGTTCTGCGACCGCGAACGAAGCATCCTCGGTAGCGTGGAACCATACTTGTACGGGTGCGGATCGGCTATTAGTCGTCGGCGTAGGTATCGGCAACTCCGGTTCAATTACGGGCGTTACCTATAACGGCACAGCAATGACCGCTGTGTCGGCCCAACAAGGCAGCGTCCGCCAGTATTATATGATCGCTCCGCCGACTGGTTCCAACGAGATCGTTGCGAGCTTCTCGGGTGACTTTGTTGTCGCGGGCGCGGTCAGTGTTACGGGCGCGGATCAGACTACCCCGATAGACGTTAGTGGCGGAAGCGCATCGTCGGCATCGGTAGGCGTTACAACAACGGTCGCAGATACGTTTCTCATTGACGTTACTTATTTCGATGGGGAAGGTAGTGCCGGTACTGTCGGTGCGAGCCAGACGCAGCGTTGGTCAACCTCGATTGAATCGCATCCCGGCGCTGGATCGTCGGAAGTGGGCGGCGCGGCTGGCTCGCATACAATGTCGTGGTCAGGCGGCGACTTCGATTGCATCTCGGCGGTAGCCATTGCCCCTGTTGCTGCAGGATCGCTGACTGGATTACCTCCGGTTGGCGCTCTGAGCTTCAGTGGTAAGGTTCCGGTTGTTGCTCTTACCGCTCTGCACTTTGTAGCACCGCCTGTCGGATCGCTGACCCTCGACGGCAAGGTTCCAGATATTGTCTGGACGAATAATCATGTGCAGTCGCCACCTGTGGGCGGCTTGGTTCTAACCGGACAAGTCCCGGTCGCGCCCTTAGAGGAAAACCATATCGTATTGCCTGCGGCTGGAACGCTGGTTGTTGACGGCAAGATTCCGACTGTTGTCTGGACGAACAATCACGCCAGAGCGCCACCTGTTGGTGCGCTCGCCCTCGATGGCAAAGCGCCAACAATTCTCTGGACAGACAATCATGTCGCTGTTACCCCGGTTGGCTCGCTGGTCTTATCCGGTGCTGTTCCGGTGCCGGGTATCGGCTCAGTTGCCACGCCAGCAGTAGGTGCATTGGTACTAACGGGCGAACCGCCACCGACAGTAAACCAACCGTCAAGTTATGGATTGAGGCTAACCGGGCAGGTTCCGGTTGTTGCACTCACTGGCGGAACCAGTCACACCATTGAGCCACCTGTTGGAGCATTGGCACTAACAGGCAAGGTACCGACTGTAGAGATAGACCGCATTGGCCTGCCGAGCGATGGCTCACTGGTATTGACGGGTAAGGTTCCGACCATTATCACCACTGCACATCATGTAGTGGCTCCAACAGTAGGGTCGCTCGCCCTCGATGGTAAAGTCCCATCAGTGGCCGTTTCTAAAACGGTACTGCCAGCGATTGATGCTCTGGTTCTGTCAGGCAAAGTCCCGACCATAGACTGGACAGACAACCATGTAGCTACGCCAGCCGCAGGCTCACTGGCCCTTAGCGGCAAAGTTCCAACCCTATCCTATAGCTGGACGGTTCTACCGTCTGCTGGCTCGCTGGTGCTTGATGGAAAAGTACCGCTTTCACTGTCGGGTGACTCACACGTTGTACAGCCACCTGTAGGCTCACTGGCTCTGTCGGGCAAGGTACCGACGCTCAGTTATTCATGGACAATCTCGCCTGCTGCTGGTGCATTAGCACTAAGCGGTAAGGTTCCGACGCTTGAATTTGACTGGACGGTCGAACCCGGCGAAGGGTCACTGGTACTCAGCGGCAAGATACCTGCTGCCATATCGGGCGACTCTCATGTCAGATCACCCGCTATTGATACGCTGGTACTCAGCGGCAAGGTTCCCGTTGTCTCGGTCACCACTGGCAGCAGTCACACAATAGAACCACCCGTAGGATCACTCACGCTGACAGGAAACGTACCTGTTGCTCGCGTTGGGTTTGCAGTAGCACCTCCTGTTGGTTCACTGACCTTAACAGGCCAAGCTCCGCCTACCGTCAATCAGCCAAGCAGTTATGGCCTGAGACTGACGGGCAAGGTTCCATCGGTATTTGTTGGTGAGACACCCATTGAGGTGCTGCCGCCAGTAGGTTCATTGGCTATTACAGGCCAGGTGCCGTTCGTCAACGATGGGGTGGCAACGCTAAATCTGACGGGGCATACGCCGAACATTGTTCGCACCGAACCACCCGAACCGGCGCAGGGCGAGTTGACGTTCTTTGGTCGAGTGCCAACGGTCGTTACCTCTGAGCAGATACCCAATGCCGCCAACCTGACTCTGACCGGTTATGCGCCAACAGTATTCAGCAGACTGTCCACACTGTTCTTGACCGGCCTGCCGCCCACGGTTATCCGCACTGATCCGCCGATTCCACCTGTCGGGGCGCTAACGCTGACAGGTCAGGCACCGACTGTTTATTTAAGCAAGAGGCTTCCTGCTGCTGGGTCTTTAACGCTTACTGGGTTGGCTCCAACGGTGGTTATTCCAGCGGCAGAGGAAGAGCAGAACTCAGGTGGTTGGGGCGCCAAGAACTGGTACGACAGCTACAGGCAGAGGAAAGACCGCAGCGACAAACGCCGCAAACGCGATCGAGATGGAACATCCGAGCTCACCGGCATTGATGCCGAGCTTGCCAGGTTGCTCCATAAGCAGATAGCGCGAGAGGCGCGAGATGCAGAGATAGCCGAGCTTGAGGCGTTTGTTACATCGACATACGATAAGGCACAATTGCTGGAGGCGCAGCTGTATAATGAAAAGGTTGCCAAGGCATATGCCCGGGCAGCACTGCAGGCCAACTTCTCGGCACTGGAAGCGTTTGAACGTGAAATGGAACAGGCCAGGGAAGAGGAAGAGTTCCTGCTACTGGCAATGATGTTATTGAATTGAGGGTATGACATGGCGGCAGATCAAGTAGAAATTCAACTCCCGATCACGAAAGTACTCGAGGCAACAACACTCACTGCCACCGCGTACTACCGCAACCGTGCAACCAAAGCGGCCGTAACACCAACCACAGTTCACTATCGCATCGACTGCCTGACCACAGACAAGGAACTCGTTGCCTGGACAGTAGTGGCCGTCCCCGGTGAAAACAACGACATCACCCTGACTTCAGCTATGAACGCAATTCAGGAAGGTATCAACAATATCGAGCGCAAACAGATCACCGTGAAGACAGACGATGGCCTTAGTACTCAAGCCATTGGACAAGCATTGTGGACCGTCGAGAATCTCAGGGGTGTGCCGTGATATATTGCCAATCAATTCAAATCGTTGAGTATTACTAGCAATGGCTGGAGCACCACTAGGAAACAAGAACGGCGCCAAGAAGCGTTTGCCTTGGTCACAGGCGCTGAAACGCTCGCTCACCAGGCTTGCAGCGAAAGAGGGTGAAGACAGCCCGAACTACAGGCGCGGCCTCGATCGTGTTGCCGATAAGGTGGTTCAAGATGCCGCTAAAGGAAGCAAGGATGCCTGGATGGAGATAGCCAATCGCATTGAGGGCAAGCCAGCACAGTCAGTGACGCTATTGGGTGATGCCGATAATCCAGTGCAGGTCATCAGCAAGATTGAGCGGGTCATCATTGATGGCAACACTCCAGATAAAGACAGCTAGAGTATTTGAGCCACTGCTTGAGCCAGCCCGCTACAAGGGAGCACATGGTGGTCGCGGCTCTGGTAAGTCACACTTCTTTGCCGAGAAGCTTATTGATGATTCCCTGGCAGAACCTGGAGAAACAGGCGAAGGCTTACGATCAGTCTGTATTCGTGAGGTGCAAAAGGATTTAGCCCAGTCTGCCAAGCTGCTGATCGAGCAGAAGCTCAGTCACTTCAAATGCACTGAGGCTGATGGGTTCAAGGTCTACCGGGACGTAATCCAGACACCAGGTGATGGCATCATCATCTTCAAGGGCATGAACGACTACACGGCCGACTCCATCAAATCACTCGAGGGATTCAAGCGAGGTTGGTGGGAAGAGGCACAGACAGCCACGCCTCACTCACTGAAGCTCTACAGGCCAACACTCCGGGCAGAAGGTTCCGAACGCTGGTTCTCATGGAACCCCAGACGCAAGACAGACCCGGTCGATCGCCTGTTACGCGGTGAGGAAATCCCGACAGGCAGTGTTGTTGTCCGTGCTAACTGGCGTGACAACCCCTGGTTCACAAGCGAACTCGAGTTAGAGCGTACCGATACACTCAGGACAGACCCGGAGCAATACCCGCACATTTGGGATGGCGACTACGTTTCTGTCATTGAGGGTGCCTACTACGCCAAGCTACTGATGACTGCCAGGGAAGAGAACCGGGTTGGCCGGGTCGCCGCGGATCCATTGATGTCACATCACGCATTCTTCGATATTGGAGGAACAGGCGCCAAGGCTGATGCGGTGGCTGTCTGGGTGGCGCAGTTCATTGGCAAAGAGATACGCGCCCTGAACTATTATGAGGCCGTTGGTCAGCCATTGGCAACGCACCTGGCATGGATGCGTGAGCAGAAGTACATGCCTGGGCAGACGCAAATATGGCTACCGCACGACGGCTCCACCAACGACAAGGTCTATGACGTGAGCTATGAGTCAGCGATCAAGGCTGCCGGCTACGACGTTGAGGTAGTGCCGAACCAGGGCAAAGGTGCGGCCAAGGCGCGCATCGAGGTAGGCAGACGCTTGTTCCCGACAGTATGGTTTAACGAGGAAACGACATCTGGAGGCATTGATGCGCTCGGGTGGTATCATGAAAAACGTGATGAGGTCAGAGGCATAGGTCTTGGCCCGGAACATGATTGGGCATCACACGGTGCAGACGCATTCGGACTGCTGTGCATTGCAGCAGAAGACATACAGAAGCAAGCCGGGCGCAAGCCGGGGAATCCATACGAGGGACTAGCCAGTGGATACGCAGCGTAAAGAAAAGAAAATGAGCAAGGCCAAGCAGAAGAAACTGCTCACCAGGATACTCGATCGATACGAGGCGATGTATGACGCCGACCAGGAGAACAGGCGTGAAGCATTGCGTGACCTGAAGTTCGTCAACGTCCCTGGTCAGCAGTGGGATCGCAACATGCGCCAAGAGCGTGATACCCGGCCGTGCTACGAGTTCAACAAGCTACGCATATCGTGCAAGCGCATCATCAATGACATGCGCGCCAACAGGCCGTCTGCAAAGATTCGTGCCGTCGAGGGTGGTGACAAGAAGACCGCGGACATCAACGAGGGATTATTCCGCAACATCTGGAACGTCTCGGACGGCGACACCATTATCGATGTTGCCAGTGAGTACCAGGTTGGTGGCGGCATGACCGCATGGCGTGTCACGACAGAATACTCCGATGACAGCGCCTTTGATCAGGACATCCTGGTGAAGGGCATTAAGAATCCGTTCACGTTGTATGTTGACCCGTCCTGTAATGATCAATTGAAGCGTGATGCCGATGACTGGTTGCTGACCGAGAAGATCACGTTCAAGGAGTTTGAGACAAAGTACGGCGAAGAGACTGAGAAGTCTGACTTCCAAGACTCGATCGAGTTTGATGATGACGAGAACTGGCAGGACGAAGAGCGTGTTCGTGTTGGTGAGTACTGGTGGAAAGAGCCAGTGAAGAAAACCATCTGGATGATGCAGTTCCCTGGCAAAGACGGCCAGCCCGGTGAAACCAAGGTAGTTGACAGTACATCCGATGAGGGTGAGGCCATTGCCAAGAACCCGCAGCTGATGGCACTGATTCAGCGTGAGCGTGAGGTAATGACCGACAAGATCATGTATGTGGTCGCATCGGGTGCTGAAATCCTCGAGGGACCACACGAGTGGGCTGGCCCTGAGTTCCCGTTCATCATGATATTCGGTGAGTCGATCTTTGTTGATGGCCGCCCATACTGGTGGGGTCTGGCTCGATTCGCTAAGGATGCACAACGCTCGTACAACATCGCCCGGACTGCGATCAGTGAGTCTATTGCTCAACACAGCAAGTCGCCGTACTGGGCAACGCCTGACCAGGCCGAAGGTCTGACCAACCAGTGGGCAGAGGCGCACAAGAAGAACATGCCGTTCCAGCTGTACAATCCTGATCCCAAGGCTCCCGGGCCACCGACCAGGATGGGGCCAGCAGATGTGCCTGTCGCATTGATTCAAGAATCACAGATGGCATCTGACGAGATTAAGGCCGTCACGGGAATCTTTGAGGCATCCCAGGGCGAGCAGGGCAACGAGACATCAGGTCGAGCCATTTATGCCCGGCAGCAGCAGGGCGAGATTGCTACGTTCAACTACCAGGACAATATGGCTAAAGGGATCCAGCGTACTGCTGAAATCGTCCTGGGGTTAATTCCTGAGGTCTATGATACCGAGCGTGAGCTTCGTATTCTGGGCACGGACGGTTCAGAGGACTACGTCAAGGTCAATGAGGTTGTGTTCGACCATGAGTTAGGCAAGCAGATCAGGGTCAACGACATGTCGATGGGTAAGTACGATGTCACCATCACGACTGGGCCGAACTTCTCCACGCTACGCCAGGAGGCTGCCGAGACATATGGCGCGATGGCGCAGCAGTACCCGGAAGTGATGGGCATTGCCGGCGATCTGATATTCAAGTCGATGGATCTGCCTTACGCTGACGATATTGCCGATCGGCTCAAGACCATGTTGCCACCGCAGATTCAAGAGATGCTTAATTCGGATACCGAGGTGCCGCCAGAGGTGCAGCAGATGATGCAGCAAGCTCAACAGGCTATGCAGCAAGTGCAGCAGTTCAGCCAGTTGGTGAATGAGGCCGCTGATGAACTTGAGGGCGACAAGGCCATGAACGCCAAAGAGAAGGCGGAAATCAAGACTGAGCTTGCGAAGCTTAAGCAAGCGGAGGCAGAGTTCCAGGCGGAGATTGCCGAGAAGATGGCCGACTTGATTGTTGAGAAGGCCGGTCTTACCGAAAAGTCTGCCAATTTACTGGTGAAAGAGGCCGGTCTGACGGTCAAGGGTGCCGAGGTGAAAGAGGCTGCAACCGCTGTTGCTGTTGACTTGCCTGAGATGGATGCGAACGCTTTCCAGATCGCAACAACGGTCGATGGGATACTGGCAGACTTTATGAAACAGGCGGATACGGCACTCGGGCATGTATATGCCAGAACAAACCGCAAGCCAATTGGTGGAACTACAGTCCGAGAGGGTGGTAGACTCACCGCAAATGTCGAGTATGACGATGGCAGCACAGAATCCTTGTCTGCCGTCCGTGATGCTGGAGGTTTAAAGATCGTACCCGACTCTGAGGGGTAATCAGAGGAACATTCGCCGGCAGGCGCGAGGTACATGCAATGACAGAAGTAGAAGAGGGGTTTGAAGCTACGGCCCCGGACTTTGGTGCAGACGCGAGTCCAGAACCAGAGGTTACGGAGACTACTGAAGCGGAGGCAGAAGTAGAGGAAGTACCCGAGGTCGAGGAAAGCGAAGCAGATTCACCACCTGCCGTCGAGGAAAACGACGAGGAAAAAACCGATTCGTTCCAAGAGAGAATTACAACGCTTAATACTCGATGGAGAGAAACAGAACGCGCCTTGACCGGGCTGGAACAAGAAAACGCCGACTTGCGACAACGCTTGACGGAGGTTCCTGAACCAGTAAGTGAAGTCAAGACGTTGGCAGACTTTGATTACGACGAGAAGGCATACCAGGAGCACGTTTTTAGTGAGTCTAGGAGGGTTGCACGACAGGAAGTCGATGCAGCATTAAGCTCCAAGGACGCTGCTGATAGAACCGACTCGATCAATGACAGGTTTGCCGAAGCAGAATCGGCCTTCGCGAAAGACCACGCGGATTATTTCGATAAGACCCGTGATCAGGGCTTGCCCATATCGCCGCACATGGCGAATATGGCAAAGCAGTCTGAAATCGGAACCGACTTGCTGTATCACCTGGCATTAAACCCGGATGAGGCAAGGCGCATATCGAAACTCCCCGAGGGAGCAGCATGGGGTGCATTGACGGTAATCGAGTCAAGCCTCAAGACCGAGATAGCTAAGTCCTCCAAGAGTGTTAGCAACGCGCCTCCACCGCCGAACCTGAAAGTTGGCGGAGCAGGAGCTACAACGCGCAAGGTATCAACCACCGACCCCAAGTCGGACAAGATGTCGGATGCTGAGTGGTTCGCTGCGGAGGAAAAACGTAACGCTAAACGTAGGGGATAAGCCATATGGCTAATTCAATTCTCACGCCGACCATGATCACGCGCAAGGCGCTTGACGTGCTCCACCAGAAGTTGAACTTCGTGGGCAACGTCAACACGCAATACGATGATCGCTTTGCCCAGACTGGTGCAAAGATCGGCACCTCGCTCAATATCCGTATGCCATCGAAGTACACGGTGCGTACCGGCGCGACCCTGGCAACTCAGGATCACATTGAGCGTTCCACACCATTGACGGTCAATAGCCAGTACGGTGTTGATGTGACCTTCACGTCGGTGGAACTGACCATGGACCTTGATGACTTCTCCGAAAGAATCATCGACCCGGCCATGGCACAGCTTGCTGCGAAGATCGAAGGCGATGCCTTCAGTGATGCGTACAAGCTTGTTAACCAGTACACCAACGCGACAACCGACGGTCTTCTGACCTACAAGCGGTTCCAGCAGGGCGGCGCCAACATCACTCGTGAGTTGGGTCCGCTATCTCAGCGTTGTGCAATCCTTAGCCCGGACAGCACGGTCGAGTTCAACGACTCGGTCAAGGGTCTGTTCCAGGCGCAGGAAAACATCCGTAAGCAGTACCGCGAAGGCATGATGGGTCGCACTGGTGGATTTGATGTTTATGAAAATACGCTTCTGCCATCACATACGACCGGTACGCTCGACTCGGCCGCTGCATTGACAGATGGTGCTGCACTGGGAACCTCCACGACAGCGAATGCCTGGGTTTCCCAGACTGACTTGTCGGTTAATGGCGTCACGGCAGATACCTTGCTTGCCGGCGACATTATCACCATGGACGGTGTTTACTCGGTTCATCCCGAGACAAAGGCCAACACGGGTCGGTTGCAGACATTCGTTGTTCAGAGTGACATTACTCTCACAACGGCTGCCACTAGCTACACCGTGACGGTCAAACCCGGATTCATCTACGGCTCTGGTAACGCTTATCAGAACTGTACGATTTCCGGTCCGTCCGATTCCGACAACAACACCGTTACTTTGATCGGTGCAGTCGGGACAGCGTTTGCCCAGGACTTGCAGTTCCACAAAGATGCGTTTGTCTTTGCGACTGCTGATCTGGAAGACGTGTCACGGTATGGTGCCTGGGGTGCTCGCGCCCAGAAGGATGGCATCAGCATGAGGATTGCTCGCCAGTACGCGATCAGTTCAGACACGACTCCGTGTCGTATCGATGTCTTGTGGGGCTTTGCTGGACTCTACCCAGAGTTGGCGAATCGTCACCTGACAGACCAGGCTTTGCTCTGATAGCCTAAGTGGGCGGGGTGTAAAAACCCCGTCCTTTTTTAATGTGAGGAAATATGAAAAAGAAGAAGAAGGTCGCTAAAGCTAAAGACATATACGAACAACCTCACGTTTACATTGCAACACCCGCCTATGACGGCAAGGTCGATACTGACTTTGCACAGTCGCTCGCCCAGGGAGCACAGGCAGCCACCATGTACGGCATTCGCATGACCGCGGCCGTGATGGGTAACGGCGCATTCATCGACCTGGCGCGCAACATGTTTGTGAAGTTCTTTCTCGAGGACAACACCACCTGTACGCACTTGCTGTTCATTGATTCCGACCTGAAGTTTGAAGACCGGGCGCTGGTGGAGGTGGTCAGGCACTGCACCGCAGAGCGTCCTGTTGTCGCCGGGGCATATCGTCGCCGGCAGGATCCAGAGAGTTACCCGTTACGTTGGGTGCCCGATCCCGACCTGATGGACGATGGCATTGAAAAGCTGTGGTATGACAAGGCGGGATTCCTGATGTGCGATCGAGTGCCGACCGGGTTCTTGTGCATACGCAGAAACATTGTTGAGTCGATGGCGGCCAAGGCCGAGAAGATTCAGTTGACCGATTTCCCTGACGTGCCGAAATTGTTCTACACCTACATCGATGACGAGACTCGATTTGTTGGTGAGGACTTTGCCTGGTGTGATGATTATAAAAAGCAGTACGGCAAGCCGATCAGCGTATGGGCAGACTTTGACTTTATTCATGCAGGCTACGAGTGCAACTACCAGCGTTGGATTGTTGACAACGCAGTGATGGTGGACAAGGAGCACTCGGGCGTGGCTATCTTAAAAGAGGAACCGAAGGTGGCAACACGTCGGATTGGGAAACGATAATGGAACTACTGATTGGTGCCGGCAACGACCGGCAGAAGAAGATCACCTTTGAGGGTATTCCAGAGAACTGGATCGAACTCAAGACGCTCGACATCGACTCGGCGACCGAGCCTGATTATGTGCATGACCTGGAAGACCTGCCGCTGCCGTTCGATGACGATTGCTTCGATGAGATTCATGCCTATGAGGTCTTGGAGCATACTGGTGCGCAGGGCGACTGGAAGTTTTTCTTCAACCAGTTCTACGAGTTCTGGCGGATACTGAAACCCGGCGGGCATTTTGTTGGTTCTTGTCCGATGTGGGATTCCAAGTGGGCATGGGGCGACCCGGGTCACAAGCGCATCATCAGCCCGGAGACGTTGACGTTCCTGAGTCAGAAGGAATATAAGGCACAGGTCGGCATGACGGCCATGACCGACTACCGGGATTACTGGGACGGTGATTTTGAATTGATTGCCAACCAGGTCAGTGACCTTAACTTTGGTTTTGTTATTAAGGCCATAAAAGACTAAACTCCCAAGAACACAGGAGTTGATTTATGGCAATCACCACTCTTGCCGTCATCGAAGCAGCATTGAGGGACATCAATGTTATCGGCTCGGTAGACTCGGCAGCCCCTGAACAGGGCACCTACGGCGTACAACGCTTAAACCAGATGATGGCAGTATGGAAGGAAGACTCCATTGACGTGGGGTACTTCTCGCTCGAGGACACTAACGGTGACTGCCCGATTCCTGAGTACGCGGAGCTCGCCGTTATCAGTGGTCTGGCGATCGCAATGGCAGGCCGATACGGCGCCACGCTGTCGCAAGAGAATATCGCGGTGGCTGATACGTCTATCACCACCTTGAAGCGCAAGCTCATCTCCGAATCCCTGACCAATACCGACATGACACACCTGCCGCGTGGAACGGGCAAGTACTGGTACGGTTACGACATCACGAATGACACCTAATGGGCAGCCAATACTTCAGCCCTGAGGTAGAAGCGGAGTTCGCGAAACCGGACGGAATGCAGTACTTCAGCCAGTCGGTGCGTGATGCTTTTGGCAACTACAACCAGGGTGTTCGCGACCAGCACAAGAAATCCATGGAGGGTTTTTCCGGTGACCTGGAGCGTAATGCCCAGGCAGTCGGCGGCAACGCCATTACCATGGGAACCGGCATTTTAGCGTCAGGACTGGGCGGTATTAACTCACTACTGACCGCCAGACCTCCAGAACGTGACGCTAGTGGCGGCTATGTACCCGGAACCGGCACCAATGTCGCCTCGATGGTCAACATGATCGATCGCACGGCCGAGGAGTACACCTACGCGCCGCGGTCGGACGAAGAGAAGCGCAACCTGGGCTATGTCGGCGACAAGATGGA